TGCAACTGCTGCTCTCCGCATTTTTGTTCCAGAAATAGCAAAGGTATCACCATCAGCATCACGATCTCCAGAGGATACAACATCTATTTTTCTGAAGAAAAAGTCCTTACCATTATATTTCTTGACCCACTGCATAGCATTGACTCTATCAGAACCTACAACAAACTTAGCATCATCATATCCTTGTGATTGTAACTCAGTTAATATCTCTACAGGTGAGCCAGGTATACTTCTAAAATGCTTTGCATAAGTAGGGAACATCTTCTTAGCATAATATAATTTTCTATCAGAATCTAGTGGGTTACTACCTTTCTTATCTACTGTCTGTGAGAAATATATGAACCAATCACAGCGTCCTGCTGTCTTTGCTACTGCCTTAAAATTTTCCGCGTGACCTACAGTTGGCGGTTGGAACCTACCAAAGGTAAAATACACGCATTTATAGTCAACTATTTCCATGCCTTTGCCAAAGTAAAGTTGATGTAGGAGAACTCAATTCTATTTACGAGTTTGATCATGTCTCCATTGTGATGTAAAACATATCCTTCTGGATTAGTTACCTTATAACCCTTATCAGTCTGCACATATGTTCTAAAAGTTTCTAGGTGATCTAGTTGTGCCATAACAAGATCCTTACACTCTATAATTTTTGTGTATAGAGTAAGCATAGCAGTAAATTTATCAGCATTATCTTCCAAGTATTGTATTCCTGCATACATCTGCTGCCTTCTTTGCATTATAGTTTTATCTGCTTTTAATTTATCAATGATTGCCATCATTTTACTATGATAAAATTCACCTAATGCTTTGAGAGTTGATTCTGCACTGCCTATAGACTTACCACCACGTATTTCAGCATTAAAAAACTGTTTTAGATATGATGCTACATGAAATCTTTTGTCACCTGTAGTCCCCATGTTCTCTACCAGATGATCTAGGAAGTCTCCAGACTTATTACACATAGTTTCAACAAGTGATATGTTCTGGTCAAATTTACTCAAGACGGATCTATCAACAGATATGTCATCCATAGGTGTATCGTTATCTACTAGAAAAACATCTGCTGTAGGTTTCATTCTAGGAGCACCCGCTTTTGCTGTCATGGTAGCAATGTCATTACCAGTGTATGATGTGTGAAATACAATACCAATTTTTGCTTTCTTTAGAGATATGCCTATTGGATGATCTACAGGTATTGCATATGTAATAGCATTTGGTTTAAAAGTATATAATTTTTCACCATCTACAGTTTCTGACTTTACATCTGATGTAAATAGCAAATCACCTTGACATACACTGTCCATATTCAAGGACGGAAAGTATTCAATACACATTTTTAACTTTGATTTTAAGTCAGTACTAGCATCACCATAGTGTATATCAACATCATTTTGATCGTAACAAATTTTAGGATTTGTGACATTAAAAACTGACTTAGTTCCTACAAAAAACATACCATTTACAGGATGTTTACCACATACAACTGATGGTGCACCATCCCATTTAGTTTGCATGTAACCGTTACTAGGTTTCTTACCTAACATACGCAACAATTCTTGCATAGCAGAGACGGATGCCATGCATCCTGCAGATCCATGGTTGAGTATCTCGTCCTCTATGTGTTCTAAGTGTTTGAGTTGAGTTACGTTTGCCATTACATTGTTTTTAAGAATGGTGCGGATAAAGTATGCTGAGATGTAGCATATTGTGAGATTAGATTTGACACTTTATTTCTATCATCTAACTTCATGCTCATCATTTTGTCTATCAGGAGCATACCCATGTATTTTGAGAATACCCACTGTCCTTTATGTTTTGTTCTATTGTAATGATACTCAACAAGTTCTGCATTTATCTCTGGAACCTCATAATTAGCGGGTTTGTTGGGGTTTTTCTGACCATTTACATATTCTTTTACTGTTCCTTTATTTGCTAATGATACAAAATCATCAGTTAGTCTACCACCTTTTGCTTTTGTTTTTATCGTCTGAAAATCTGCATCTGTATACAGATGGGAACCTGTAACCTCTTCTATAATTTTACTATACACACCTCCACCTATTTTACCGTGCTTCGCTGCTGATCCTATCGCTTCTCCCTGCCATGTTAGATCACTTCCACCAGATGTATCACGAAACTGAACCTCTATACCTATCTTACCCTGTGTATACATCCAAACATCTAATGACTCAAACGACTTGGCGTATATACTATCAAATGATGCGGTGGGTCTAGTCAATGTGTAGTTTACCTTACTTAAAGTTATCGAAGAAGATGCTGCTTTCTTTAAAGAAATACCATATAGTATTTTCTTGTCTATCATTTCTTTTAGATAAGCGTTATATGACTGAAAACTAGTTGCTGCAGTCAATTGATCTTTAGTAACGCTACACTCACATGCCCAGACATCAGCGGGTGACCACTTGTTTAGGTTAGCAAATGGAGGATGGTCATAATAGTCTTTATCATTATTAATTTTCTTAAAATGATCGTTAAGCATAGCAACAAATTTACCACCCCTATGCCACTTGTATCCATTTCTTACTTTTATCTCGTCCCACAATTTATTGGCAGTTTTAGTGATAGACATAACCCATGCTATGTTGCCATCTAGATACTCTTTTATCTCATCTAAATCTTTATCGGTGTCCACAAGATGTGAAACTGCAGCAAACTCAGAATCAGATGGAATCTCTGTCAAATCTTTACTAGAATTAAATCTAACTGCACTAAACCATGCAACTGCACACTCTGCTAGTGCTGTCTCTTTTGCTCCTGCACCAGATCCACCAGTAGATCCAAACATTTCTGTCTTTTCTAGGGCAGAAAGTCCTATATTTTCTGACTTATTATTTTTTACTGCCTTTAAAGGTTTTTTATTACTAAAAACATTCTTCAATTTTACATGTGAAGGACTTTCTTTACCAACATCTTGCCCTGCATCTTCTAATAATTTATCTAACCCTGCAACTCCTATCGTTATTACTGCTTTACCACCTTTTGACAACTCAATAGGTGTGCCTTTCTTTATTACATCTGCTAAAACTGCAGCACGTGATACTCCGACACCTGTTCTGTCGGGTTCAGCTAGATCTCGTAGTGATAGTTGTGCCATATGCCTCTATTATAGCATATATTATTTAGAACTGCTTCCAATACTGGGGTGATAGTAGACCACTTTCTGTATCGGATCTATGTTTTAAAGTTAAAACGATGTCACCAGCGAGACTAATTCTTCTATGTTCTCTGGGTTCAGAAGTAGTATAGTGTTCAAGAGAACCAGGAAACATAATAAGATGCTCAGGTTTGGGTTTGATACCATATGAATCGGTGTTGTGAAAATTTTGTGCTTTAGAAAATTTAAAAACATCTCCAAATACCTCGTTACTATTTTTTTGATGTAAAACTAATGGATCACCAGGAGTTTGTATGTAATATACCCATGATATGTGTGAACAAGAGTGGTAGTGCATTGGAAATGACTGACCAGGATCACATATAGTGAACCATGTCTTGACAAAATTAATTTCAAATATATTTTTATCTATCTCAAAATGATCTAAGTATTCAATAACAGATTTTTTGATCTCTCTGAAGAAAGGTGATAGTCTAGTGTCCTGATGTATTAGAACTTTACCATTCAATTCACCTGTAATTTTCCCAGTAGAATTATCAAACTTTCCATCTTCAAAACTATTGTAAAGAGATGATAGAAAACCTGATATTTTCTTATCATATATGATAAGAGGGAATATTTGATGAAAATTAGAGGTCGTCTTCTGCACGGTTCTCAGAGTCATGGATATCAAAACTACCGCCAGGATATCTTTTCTCTAGTTTTTTAATATTGCCTTCAATTACCTCATCAAAACTGATGTCTAGTGCCATACATGCTTGTGCTACGTACCACATAACGTCACCCAACTCAATAATAAGATGTTCTCTATTAGCGTCGTTCCAAGGCTTACCTTGGAAAACCATTTTCTTAACGATCTCAAGAAACTCACCAGACTCAGCAGCAAGCCCAACGCCAGCAGTGGTAAGGCGTTCAATATTGGCACCCTTTCGGTCAAGTTCAACCAAACGATCAGCAAGATAGACAAAATCTTTACTGGAATCGGATGTGACACCATCCACGAAATGACTGTACTTATCAAAATCTATTGTCATGAAATTAATTGCATAGTTTCTGGGAACCAAACATAATCTAACTCACTATTTGCAAGTATATTGACTGCTTCTTGTGGAGTTTCCACAAGTGGTTCACCAGATAAATTTAAACTGGTATTTAATATTATACCATATCCTGTCAGGTTTCGCAACTCAAGTAACAGTTGATACAGATGACCACTGTTCACAGTTTGAACCCTGCAAGTATTATCTATATGGGTTACAGAGGGTAAGTTTACATTCTTTTTAACAGTATAACACTGAGTCATGAATGGACTTGGTTTATCAATGTCAAAAAACAAATCAGCATCTTCTTCTAAGACTGATGCTGCGAATGGTCTATACCATTCTCGTTTTTTTATTTTGTTTACTACATCTTTTCCATGTGGATCGAACGCAGTATATACTATTGATCTGTTACCAAGCGATCTTTG